ACCTTCTACCGGTGCGTCAAAGCTGCACTCAAACTCTTGCTTGTACTTGTCCTCGCCCATCTCGTTCTTAGCACTAGCCAACTCTTGTGGGTCTAGTATGCCAGTATCACTAGCCTTAAACTCTAAGAACTTCCAACCTTCTGTAACCATTGCACGTTCTTTGAACTCTCTAAAGTGATTGTTACCTTTAGGAGTACCAATAAATAGGCAGAATCCTTTTCTGTCTGCTAGTGCCGGTCTTATAATCTCATTCCATATCTTTGGGTCTTGGTCACCGACCTCATCTAGGACTACACCATCAAAGTATTGTCCCCTTAAGCTGTCGCCGTTCTCACTTCCGTACAGGCTTATCCTTCTCCCTAGGAAGTCCACTCGTAGCTCTGCGATGTTTGCAGTACCACCAAGTGAGCGAGTATATTCTACTAGGTAATCCCATGCGACCCTCTTTGCTTGACTATAAGTAGGCGCTATGTAAGCGTACCTAGGATTCTTCTGTTTGTTCTGTAATGCAGAATGTATCAATTGTACAATTGCAGATACAGTTTTACCCATCCTACGATGAGCTACAGCTACAACAAACCGATTCTCTTTTATTGCCTTGTGTATCTCTTTCTGTGGTAATCGTGGCTTGTAGCCTAGGTGAATGTCTTTACTCTCAGTCATCAATGCCTGTTATAACATTAATAATGATTGGAGCGTCAGGGTCACCGCTTATCTTGTTCTCTTGTACTACCTTACCATCCACTCTATCAAATACTTCTTTAATAGCTGGTACGTCACCATCCTCTGCTTTTGTTACTAGAGCCTCTGCAATAGTCCTAGCTCTTAGCCCTTCATTCTGAATTAATATACGTTTCAGAGTTTCATTCATTAATCTATTGATTTTACTTGAATGTGTGTTACCTAAATTAGCTTCTGCTGCCTTCTCTCTGGCTGCTGCTAATTGTGCTGCTTTTTCTTCTGTCATTTTGTTGTGACTCCTTGTAGGTTGGTCACCCTGTTGTTAAAATTAGTTTACCAATGGTGTACAACACCTATGATAAGTGTAATGTTAGCAATTACAGCCAACAAGATAATAAACCAATGGTCATTCATTACTTACCTTTGACCTTGTTAGCCTCGCTGAGTGCGATTGCAATGGCTTGCTTACGTGACTTAACTACTTTACCACCTTTACCAGAGTGTAAGCCCTTGTCTTTATACTCACCCATGACCTTGCCAATCTTTTCTGCTGCCTTATCTAAGTTGCGCATTTTAGTCTTCCTCGGTTTCAAAGTCTTTACGTTCCCATACGCTGCATAGACGTGAGTTATGGCAAATAAGGTCTAGCTTGTGACACCATCCACGTTGAGCTTGACCATCATACAGGTCGTACTTGTTTAGTGGGATGGCTTCCATAGCCTCAAACATTTCGGGAGTGTTGTCGTAGTATTCGCAGTTACCGCATCGTTGACGCTTGACTTCTGCCGGTGTGATTCGGAACATCTTAGCCATCTTTGCCCAGTACTCGGTATTAGGCAAACTTGGGTTCATAGCTCCAAGAGAATAGTTATCAATGGCATTCTTGGTGTTGTCAGCAATCTCTTTGGCTGTGCCAATAGTAGTCTTTGTGTCTAACAAACCTTTTGCCATAGTCATTCCCTAAAAAATAGGAGGTTCTCGCAACTAGACTACCTCGGAGTCTACCCTATCACGTCTGAGGGGCTGTGGTTACTTTCTAGCGATGTACAGTCGCTGGAATAAAAAAGTAAGGTAACTATGCAATTACCCTACTATAAAACGTTATGTGACTTTACCATACTTATCAAACTCGGTCAATATACTACAATTAATGGTTTTTACTATATGTAGTCTATAACAATTGGTGCATTATTACATACAAGCAATCTTGCTTAGTACAGATTAAGGACTAATATCATGTGGACATCTCCAGCAGCTACTGAAATGCGTTTTGGCTTTGAAGTTACTATGTACGTAATGAACAAGTAGTATATAGCTTGTGTATATAGCCGGTCAGGATTGCTCTTGACTGGCTAATCTTTTAAGCTCTGCATTAGCATAGAACAATATCTTTTTAATTCCCCTTATCTCGTCACAATGTGATGCCTGACCATACCGGTAGCACTCACGGAATATCTCCCCTATCTGTGCATTCATATTCTTTGCGCTAATTAAGTCTTGCAACTCACTAGCATTATTAGGCAACTCGTAGTAGCTTGCGCTTGAACCATCGCTAGTAACTCTCATTACCAATCACTCGTTGACATAGTTGCACCGCTTATATAGTTCTTAGGTGACTTCATGTTAGCCCTGTCTGTTGCACGTTGCGTCATATAAAGCTCAGACAATTTTTTGTCATCAAAGTTAATTACCCTTGCACCAGCTATTGTAGGTTCGTCTGTTTCTTTAGGCTTATACTTTTTAGGTGATGCGTAGCTTAATGCTTCTTCAAAACTTATTAGTTTAAGCGTAACAAAATTATATTTTTTGTGTTTACCTTTATCATCAAGCACAATACTTTTCATGTACCCTCTAGCCATTAAACTTCTAATCGTATTGGCTGCAGTATTTTTATCGCTGTCTAATTTCTCACGCATCTGTGTCAGGCTCTTAGGCAGTACGCAAAACTCTAGGTAGCGATTGTATCTCTCATACATGGCTTCTGCTTGCTGTTCTAAACCTTTTTGTTTTAATGCGTATGACTCTGCTAGTTTTTTATCTTTATACTCTTTATCAGCAGCTCTAGCTTCTTCTTCTGTCTGATAGTTACCTACGATGATAATTTGACGTTCTGAGTCCCTAGCCTCTACTACCCATGCGTTTAATTTTTTACGGAATACAATCATAATAAACCTTTCTCTATTAATCTTAGTTGAGTTTCAATTACACCCTCTAGGTGCGATAACTTTAATTCATCTCTTGTGTGGTTAGTCCTGACTCTGCCATCTATAGCATCATGGCATCCAGAGCAACAATACGCACCGTGTAAGTCATTTACTTTCTGACCAGTACCGTGTCCATACCTAATGCCACTTAAATGCGCTAAAACGGTTGTTTCCGGATTGCCGTTGCAGTAGCCAATAATTCTGACCGTGCAGTTTTCACCTTTGGCTGACTGTGTAATTTTACTCATTGAACACAAACCCAATCGTGCCAGACCATAACTCTATCTGCCTTTGGTAATCAGCCATCTCTGCCGTTGACAGTTTAGTCGTACTCTTGATGACCTCAATTGATTCGCCATTTACGGTAGTCTGGCTGCGTAGAAACTTCCAACCCATAAGCTGGTGTATGTTGTCTGGTGATTCGCCAATATACTCGCCAAGCGCACCGTACAGCTTCCATAGCCTAGAGTTTTGCTCTAAGTTGCGTGTGTGTGATTTAATCGTTACGTTAGCCACATATCCCTGTGATAAATCTAGCGCCTTAATCTTTTCAAACAAGTAAGGCAAATTGCTTGTGCTGATATTAAAGTTTTTAACTTCCATCTTTAAATAAATCCTTTATCTTTCTGCGTGACTCTTGAGATGTAGCCACTTTCACCGTTTCTATTTTTTCTGACTTAATTTCACCAGTTATTACCCTAGTACCATCAGTTGCACGAAACTTACCTGTAAAACCGGCAGCCTTCATGCGCCTAATAAATTCATTACATGAAATCTCAGTCACTAAACACAGCCTTTACTAAAATGTCCATGTAAGCAGGAATCGTAAACTTGCCGGACTCGTACTTGGCAATGCTATCCCTAGTCTTAAACAATTTCATGCCAAACTCTTTCTGTGATAAGCCTGTTTTGCTGCGTAGTGCTTTTAACTCTGTGTGTGTCATTAATAACCCTTTCTGTCGTTGATAGAATTATTATATATCACGCTGTATAAAATATGCAACTAATCTTTAGCGTTTCTTTTGGCTTCTTCTAACGTATCGTAATAACCTAAGTTTTTATTGCGCTGGCTAAGACCGTACTTCACTCCGGTAGCTGAGTAGTATTTGGCTATAGTCCATGAGCCAGAGCTAATGTGATATTTGTCTTGTTCAATCCATTTCATGAGTATTTCTCTTTTAGTTGAAGCACAGCATCGTGCAATGTTATTCGTGAGTTTGGTTCGTGCCATTGTTTTTTCCATCTGTATTTAGACACTAGCGAGTTACCTAAATCAATTTCATCATGGTCTACGTGAGATGTTAGGAATACAAATGAATGCTTACCTGTTTCGTAACACATATCGCATAGACGTTCTAAAGCAAGCTGCTGACCAAATGGCATTTGTGCGTCTAAGTATTTTGTTTCAATAAATATATACAGCTTATTGTTAAACTCCATAAAAGCATCCAAGTCCATTGGTGTTATTTTGCCAAATGTCATGTTGTCAAAATTGACAATGCTTCTCATGTGTTCACGATTGCGTATCATATTAATCTCCACAAAAACATGAAATTGATTCTGAAGAAAACATATCAATTTGATTTTCTGAAAATGTCATCATTTTTTGATAACTTACAGAGCCTTTTCTAAAAGTTGCAATCATATTGTCTTTTTTAGAATTAAGTTTTTCTTGTTGCTCTTCTTCCATTTTTATCCACCAAGTTGCTCTTGATGGTTTGTCTTTTATAATTGCCGCTAAAATTTTATCTCCTTTTAAAAAACATAAATCACAATTTGATAATGTATTCATTCCAACTTTAGGTAAATTTAAATCAAAATTATTTTTTGCCCAAAATTCTCCAATATGATGTTCTGTTATACCATCTCTGGCAAGTGGACACATATCAATTCCTACTTTAGCTAACCTTCTTGGTTCATCTGCTCTAATTCCTACATAATGTGACCTATCATCTACATCTGCATTTATGCTTTTTAAATAGTTTCTAATAATTTTAACTTTTAATTCTTGAGTGCAAAATCTCATAAATACATTAGGAAGAATCCCTTTGTATCTAATTAATCTTTGGAATGGCTCTCCATCACGACTAGCTGTTTCAAAATTTACCAAGTCAAATCCATTCTCAGATTCATTGTTAAATTCTAGCCAAGTTATTTTTACATTCCAATTGTCCTCTATATCTTTAACAAACTTTAATGTTGCCTCGTCTTCTTTTCCAGTATTAGCAAAACATACATGACAATCAGCAGGAAGACCATTATTTGCGTCAAGTATTTTTTTAAGCATAAATGCAGATGTTCTTCCACCACTAAAACTAATGCAAGTAGGTTCATTAATTAGATACGGATTCATATTTATCTCCTAATAACTTATGTGCAGCCTCTACTGAAGTTTCCGGAAAGTTCTTAGGATTGCGTAAGATACGTTTAGCCCAAGCATGGTAATCAGTCTTAGGCTTTAATCGTTCAGCAATAAACTTGTTTAGCTTTTCAACTTGCTGCTTGTTTTCTGCGTAGCTAACTGGAGCTGGCAGCGCATGATATTCAGCTTCCCTTGGCTTGCACATCTGAACTATGTCAGCAGGTTGTGGAAGTTTGTTTGGTGTGTCTGTCCACTTATCAAATGCACGACCTACTGCGCTAAAGTCATATCGTTCTAGCTTATGCCACCAGATACGTAGCATCTCTTTCTCAGGTAAAGGTTTTCCGTAAATAGTAAAGACTGCGTTTACCATATCTTTAAATGCTTTTTTGTCAGTTTCAATCATAATGACTCCTAGAATGGTGCAGCTTGTACAGGTGCTTCATCTTGCCAGCGACCTTGGTTTAAGTAAGTAGCTGGGTTTGGTATGTACTTACCATCCTCTGCTTGCCATTGTTTAGTTTCTCGTTGCCAGTTGATAGCATCAATTACTTTTATTATGTCAGGGTTTGCTTTGTTCCATGCTTTACGTGCAGCTTCTTTTCCTACTTTCTTTGGATATTTATACCAAAAGTCTTCAAAGTAATCCTCAAGCACGTTAGTGCGTATAGGTTTTATATTGGTTAATGGTTTATGTTTAATGTTTATTGTTTCTTGTTTAGCATTAGCCTTTGGTACACCCCCTGATAGCCCCCCTATTACCTCGCTATCACCATCCTTTGCCCACCTCTTAGCAGCCCCACGTTTACCAGCTTCACTAAATGCTTGGTATTGTTCAATTTCTTTATTAGCACGATGATTTATCCAGCCATCATCAGTCAGAATAAAAAACTCTGACAACACGCTTTCAACGTCAGACAAATACTCTTTGTTTAAGCAAAGTAGTCTAGTAATTTTTATTAAATCATTTTGTATTGGTAATTCATGTAGGTAGTAAAAGTCTAATAACCTACGGTAGCAAATATCCTCAGTAGGCGATAAATGCTTTGTGTGGCTCTGATAGTCACCAATGTTAAATTGGTAGTAATGCATTTGCTTTCTCCATAAAAAAAGCCCTAGACAACACTCTCATCTTTTTTAGGGATGTTGACGGACTGGCTAGTACCAGCAGAGTGTTGACTAAGGCTTACTAGTTGTTCACCGTCAAGTGATGTGATAACTATAAACTAACTTTTTCTTTCTTGCAAGTATTTTGTTTTCTACGTCTTTGTCCTGTTGATTTGTTATTACGAACTGCTGTCATCCATAATTTGCCGTCTTCTAATATGAATACTACATCGTGTACTAGACCGCAATCACAACAAAACAAACGGTACTTTTCACCAATTGGTATTTCAAATGGCTCAAAGTCATATCTTTGTGTAATTTTACTTTTCATTTAAATACTCCATAATTGCAGTTTTAGCTTCGTCAAAACCATAGCAGACAACAGCTTGATAACCCATTAATGTAGCAGCACCCATAAACTCTTTTTGTTTGTCTGATAAACTGCCGGTCTTTGCCTTCATCTCAATAAACATTCCATGCCACCCAGCTTTAGGAATCATTAAGAATAAATCGCTGACTCCAGCAAGCACTCCCTCTGCCTTTAAATTGACTGCCGTGACTATATGCCTAGACCCACCGTTAGGAATCGCCCATAGGTGCAGCTTAAACTTTGGGAAAGCTAATCTAAACCAAGTAATAAGCATAACCTGCTCTTGGTGTTCACTTGTTTTCATAATAATTCCAATTATTTTAAATAAATGTATAAATAATGCTTGCATTGCTAATTATTGTATGCCATTATTACACATCGCAACAACTTATGCGATTAACTTAATAGAAACGGTGAGGAGAAATAAAATGGATTACAACACAGATTTTTACCCAGCTTGTACGCTTGACCCAGATTGGCAAGACCGTGGCAATCATAATGACAATACAGAAGAACGTATTTATGACCACATCACAGAAACATTCCAAAAATCAGCAGACGATGTATTTGCAACCGTACTAGACTACGCTGATGAGCAAGCTATTGCACAGACACTTAAAGCATTAGTTATTGCATACGACAATTCCTTAAACGCAGGTAGAAAAGTAGACCGTGAGCAGAGCGCACAAGATTTCGTTGTGTTTGCTAAATCATTTGCTAACGTATGCCTATCTGCAATTCAAAGCGAGGCAGAAAAAAATGCATGATTACAAAAACCACAAACCTAAGACAGACTGGACACCGTGGATAGAAGGTACGTGTTTTGTTTTGTCAGTTATATTGTTATCGTTTTTTTATCTATTGATTGGAGCATAAGATGTCAGTTTCTTACGAAGTAGAATACAAGCAGCATATTGCTGACCTGCAACAACAGTTTACGGAGTTTTTGTATGACAACTACAGTATAGGTAATGGTGACCAGCTCATTAATATACTTGAGCAGGGTGATGCACTTGAGGCTTTCTTAGACCTTAAAGGTTTACCAGAAGACACAGAGATTGAAATTTAAGGAGAATGATATGTCAGTTTATAAAAAATTAAACAATGCACGATTAGAGTTACAAAATACTAAACTAAGTAAGTCAGGTCACAACAAATTTGCCGGCTACAAATACTTTGAGCTTGGTGACTTCTTGCCAACCATCAACAACATATTTAGCAATGCTGGATTGTGTGGTGTGGTTAGTTTTACGTCAGACTTGGCAACATTGACCATCACAGACGTTGATGACAACTCACAGATTGTTATCACCAGCCCTATGGGTAGCGCAGCGTTAAAGGGCTGCCATGAGGTGCAAAACGTAGGTGCAGTAGAAACCTATCAACGCAGGTACTTGTGGGTCACGGCAATGGAAATTGTAGAGCATGACGCACTTGATGCCACTACTGGAGCAGAGAAGCCAGCAATACCAGAACTCAAGTCACCAGAGTATAGCAAGGAAGAGATGGACATCCTGCACTCACTAGCTGAAGGCTTTACTGCATTCGTAGCTGACAACAATCATGCTGAAGCCAAAGTAACATGGGATGCGCTTGATAATGAGCAGAAGTCTGTAATGTGGGGTTTGTTGGATAGCAAGACTCGTTCATCATACAAAAAATATTCTAGTACAAACAAATAGGAGATAGTCATGAATAAAATTTTAATAGCATTAGCATTATTAGTAGTATCAGTAACAGCGTATGCAGCTTGCTCTACTCACACCATCATGTCTGGCGGTAAGATTGTAAGCTGCACGACTTGCTGTGATAGTTTTGGTAATTGCACCACGACCTGTTTTTAGGAGAATATAATGATTATTGCATCACTATATAAACTAGCACCACCCAGTCAAAAAGAAATAGAAGACCGTAATGCTAAAATAGCAAAAGCAATTAAAAGTATGGGTCACAAGTATTTACTTTCAAAATCAATGCCTAGAATTAGGTAACAACTAAAGGAACTAAAATGAATAATCTAAACGCAACTGGTCGCTTAGGACAAGACGCAAAATTAAGTTACACGGCAAACCAAGATGCAATCTGCAACTTTTCGCTATCATTGACTGCCGGTTACGGTGATAAAGCCACGACTACATGGTTAAACTGCAACTTATGGGGCAAACGTGCAGAGATATTAGCGCCAATGCTTCTAAAAGGCACACAGATAGGTGTTACAGGCGAGATTAGCCTCCGCTCATACAAAGGCAAGGATGGTACAGAGAAATCAAGCCTAGAGTGCCGTGTGAATGACGTAACTTTGCTAGGTGGAAAATCTGAAGGTGGTGCAGCTAAACCAGCAGCAAAAGCTGACCCAATGGATAGTTTGGAAAGCGATACAATTCCATTTTAATTAAAGTTATTGTATAATTACTTGTCGGTTGCTGGAGAGCAGGTAAGTTGAAGGTGCTTATTCCACCTAATTGCCGACACACTCACTCAAAGTTGAATAAGGACACATCATGATTACACAATCTGAATTAAAAGAATTCTTGCATTATGACCAAGATACTGGAATTTTTACTTGGAAGGTATCTCGTGGAAAAGTTAAAGTTGGAAAAATTGCAGGATTTACCGATAGTAATGGCTATTTAATAATAAGAATCAAAGAAACAAATTATTATAGTCATAGACTTGTATGGTTATTGATTTATGGGAAATTTCCATCTGTAATTGACCATATTAATGGTATTAAAAATGACAACAGATTATGTAATTTAAGAGAATGTACTCTTCAACAGAATCAATGGAATCATAAAAATTATTCTACTAATACATCTGGTATTAAAGGAGTAAGTTGGAATACAAATTCACAAAAATGGAAAGTATCTATAAGAACTGAAATTGGCAGGATTCATTTAGGATATTTTAAATTGTTAGATGATGCGAAATCTGTAATGATTGAAGCAAGAAACAAATATCATAAGGAGTATGCAAATCATGGCTAGTAATTCAATTACAGGAGATAGTCTGGTAAGTAAGATTGGCAGCAAAGAACAAAAGCAAAAGTATGATGAAGGCTTTGACCGTATCTTTAAAAAGAAAGACGCACTATGTAATATATGTGGCAAAACTTTAAGCACTACGAAAGAGTGTGCTTGGACTGGTTGCCAGCTTAACTGGGATGAAGACCGCATAGATGCTATAGGCTCAAACGGTGATGGTTTTCCTAGTGGCAATCATTATGATGACGTTTAACGCATTGCGTTATATAGGAGATTAATATGCCGTGTAATCAAAATTGTGAGCAAGGTCGTAAATGTGATTGTGGTGATAAAAACGTAGATAGAAGCGTGGACAGGGCTACCGTAGTAATAGCAACCCTGCTGGTTATTTGTATTCTTTCCATTTGTTTGGGGTTAGTTAGACTTTATAATGGAAACACAGGGCAAGACTGCCAGATAGAGGTGCAGTTCAATGACAGCAAAGCTACTTACATAGGGAAGACTGTATGACTAAAGACGAAGCATTAAAGATGGCGATTGAGCAATTATGGGCATGTTCAATGTTAATGAATTTAGACCACAGCGATTATTTATATGAAGATGTAATCGCAGCACATGACGCTTGCAAAGAAGCACTAGAACAACCAGCGCAAGAACCCGTTGGTTGGAATGAAGAAGAATTTAATGAGATTGCATATTCGTATAGGATTTGCCCAGCACATAAAGTAAATATGGTTAGCGAGCGATATCAAGAGTTAGTAGCTTATGTTTTATCATTAAAGGATAAGAACACATGACTGAAGCAGAAATGGATGAACTGCGCTTCTTATTAATACTCAGTAAGATGAAAGAGAATGCAGAGAAGATACATGGTAAGTAACTATGCTTAAAACCGTTGGTGCAATTAAGTTTGATGCACATTGCGTGAGCATTGTTTGCTGATATATCACTTTTATGAGTTTAATTTTATGCGTAAGTCTACACTTTTGGTTTAGTTTTGAACTAAAACCTGTTACTTATAGGCAATATAATGCACAAATTGTGTAAAACCTGTTACTGATAGGCAACATAACTATCAAATTGTAAACTAGGAGAATCACATGAAAATAGAATTGATAGGCGATATTAAAGACCACCCAGACGGTAGCGGTATTGCGGAGCTAAACATAGACGAAGAAGGTAAGATGTACTTGATGCAACTAGGCTTTGAAGTTTTGCTTATGCGTGGCATTGAGGCAATGAAAGAAGAGTATGCTGTTATACCATCCCTATAAACTGCCTACTGGAAAACCTAACTTTGAAGGGCGCATGAGGCGCTTTAGGTCGCTTAGTAGAAAAACTAGAGCATTAATTAATTACATTAAAGGAAGACGAAAATGTATCTAAATGAATACATCTTGTGCTACAAAGAGGCTTTTATACTAGGCATGGTGGCAGGGATAATTATATCTACATACTACTCCAAATATGTATATAATAAACAAAAACATAGGAGTACATATGGCAGAAATAGATGATAAGTTAGCCCAGTATGCTACTAACAAACAATGGCAGTATTACAGTAAATCTTGTGAGCTTAATTCTAACCGTGCAGCAGCTAGGTTCTTTGGTGTAACTGCTACGGTAGTGGATGTGGCTGTTAGAGGCTTAAAGGCTAAGGCAGCATTAGCAGGTTACTCACCAAGTCACGACATGACTAGGGTAGCGCCAGAGCCGTTTATCGTGCGTGGTGTGTCTACCTATTACAATGCTGAAGGCAAGGCTAGTGGGCAATGGGTTAAGACTAAGGTTGATGACAGCAAGCTAGAAGAGATAGTCCGTAACTTTGTTGCAGAGCTGGCAGAAGACATCAAGGGTTTAGCACCAATGATTCCACCACCGGCTTTAACGTCAGACGATATACTGACAGTCATCCCTATGGGCGACCCTCACTTTGGCTTGTACGCATGGCATCAAGATGCTGGCGATGACTTTGACTTGGACATTGCAGAGCGTTTGACCTGTAGCGCAATAGACAGGCTTATAGCAAGCTCACCTAATTCACACACGGCATTATTACTTAACCTCGGTGATATGTTTCATGCCGACAACCAAAAAAATATTACTGCCTCTGGTCACCAGCTAGACGTTGATGGTAGGTGGGCAAAGGTGCAACAGGTTGGTCTACGTGCCATTATATACTGTCTAAAACGATTGCTAGAGAAGCATCAGAAAGTAGTTTTTCGTATCAACAAGGGTAACCACGATGGGCATTCATCTTACGCACTAGCATTAATGATTAGCTGCTACTTTCATAAAGAGCCACGCATGGAAGTTGACCTATCACCATCAGTATGTTGGTACTACACGTTTGGCAAGGTGCTAATAGGCTCTACGCATGGCGATACTGTTAAGGGCAAAGATATGCTGTCTATCATGGCAGCAGACAAGTCAGAAGACTGGGGAAGGTCTAAGTTTA